CCCGTGTATGTGATAATTTCATCATCTATTTTAATCAAACCATATGAATTTGGGAAACCTTTAGTCGAAGATACAAAAATAGTATCTGAAGATATTGAAAGGTCAGAACTTAATACTGAACTATCTACGATAACTTCTGGTTTTAAATAATCTAATTTTAGGTATTGATCTAAATTATCTACAATATCTACTGGACCACCTTGATATTCCTGGGATATGTAATATTGTTTTAGGAATTCCGTTACTTTAGGACTTTCTTCTAAAACAAATTCTGGTAATTGATTGGAGATAATTTGTTGGATTTTTACTCTAGATTCGAATCCAGTCTGTATCATATTATGACCTCGTTACTTTCCCGTTTGAATAACTTGACGTATAGTAATCTCTTGTAAATGTTACACCAGAAATATCATCACCAGATGAAATTACATCTTTTACCATATTTATTGAACTTTTTGAGAGGTCGAAGGACAAGTATAAATCTTTCAATCCAATAACATCATTTGATTCTGGAAAAGCTTGAATTTCAATAATATCATTTGAAGATTCTGTTTTAGTTATGTTTATAGTATTGATAATAATTTCACCTTTTTCATAATTTACTGTCCCAACATTTCCAATGACTACATCTGGTTTTTGACTTGTTTGGGAAGAAGTTTTTATGATGGCGATAATTCCAGTCTTTCCGTCAGAGTTTGGAGTATCTGTAAAATAAACTATATCGGGTATATTTAATATATAAAATCCAGTAGACTTTATATTATACCCAGATTTACTAATATGAAATTTATTACCAAAACATAATTCATATTGGGCAAATTGATTTGGAGAAACTTTTAAGTCTCTACGAATTCTAACCTTGGTAATATTTGAAGTAATTGCCTGATCAGTATTATCAATAACTTGCAATACTTTGCTATACTTAAATCTTCCACCAAATTTATTCAAATCAATTGATTGGGAATACTTAGTGAGGGTATTTAATACTTTAGAACTCAAATTATCAACAGAAGAAACTTGAGGTGCATTATAATAAATTGAAGAATCAATTTCAACATATAGAATTTTTAGGTCAACTATCTCCTGTCTAATTCCAGCAATTGAATATTGTTTTAGTTCTGATAGAATCTGAGACTTATTGAATTCAGGAACAAATGAACCATTTTTTGGTTTTATGCTAATAACTACGGATCCAAATTGTGGTGGATCTAGTTCTTCACCACCAATAACTGATACAGATTCTGTGTCTGGATAAATTCTTTGAATTATTGCTTCATAGTCTCTACTTGTTACTGCTCTGTATTGGGCAGAATACAATCTTGGTGCATAATACTTTATAGAATTGAGTGCTTCTATTTCAGATCCATTTTGTGATGGGCGAATTGTAGTTACACTAATTGGACCTGATGGTATAGTAACTTGCCCTAAAGAATTTTTAACATTTCCCTGAAATGCAAATTGTGTTGCACCATTGCCATCAGGTCCATCAGTAATTATATAAGATATTGTTATAATTGAACTATTTTCAAGTTTTTTCCCAATTACCCCATCACCAAATAAAATTTCATATTTCTCATCCTTTACTTCTTGTAATAGATATATTTCTGACTCCGAATTTACGTTAACAATATTATCGACCGCAGAATATTTTTTACCCAATCCAGTATCACTTGGTCCTTTTACATAAACTGTAATTGTTGAGGTATCAATGAACGAATTATCTAAAATAAATCTTTGACTTGTTGTACCATCTACAACAAATGTTTTAGTTAAGTAAGTTCCTTGATAAATTTCTAGGTCAAATGATGCTGTATTATTAATTACATTAGCACTAACATCATTTGGTATTGAAAAAACATAAGAAGTATTTCCTACAGCACCAACACAAACTAGTCCAGCTTCTAGAGTAAGAACTTGTGTAGAGTCATTTTGATTGATATTTACATTGAACGATACTCTTGCTTTTGCTGCCGCCCTAGAACGAGGAACATAACCTATATTTCTAGCGAGTGATACAACATTTTCTCTCAAAGTTGCTGAATCCAAAAAGGATTCATTTACAATCATATTTGAGTTGAATGCTGTGATATAAGTGTTATATGCAAGCGTATCTATCAATACTGAAAAATTAGACCCCTCAAAATCAAAATCCGTGAAATTTGAATTAGCACGGAGATAATCCTTAATGGATGTCTTTATTTGATCGAAATCTAGATTGGTAAATTTAGTGAAAGGCATTTTATCTTGTTGCCTCTAATATGAATGTAAATTCTTGTGTTGGAAATTCTTGTCCAATAATATCATAAATGATTGTTACATCAAAGGCATTTTGATCCGTGAGAGGATTTACCTGAACTTGTACATTTGTAACTCTTGGTTCAAAATTATTGATAGTAATTTCAATTTGGTCTTTTATGAATGAAGCGGTTCCGATGTCTACGAACTCAAAAAGACTTCTTCGGACATCGGAACCGAGTAATGAATTGAAAAACCTTTCGGTAGGAATAGTTTCAACTAAATTACGGACAGATCTCTTAATAGCATTTTCATTTTGCAATATAGTAAGATCTTTTGTCACAGGATGTGGAACAAAAGACAAACTAATATCTTTAAATGATCGAGATACTCTCGTTTTGGCCATTTATAAGAGAAAATTTCTTGAGTTATTTATGCTGATTTACCAGGATTTCCCATATGTTGGTTCAGTTCCATATTCCCAATCATCATAGTCTTCATCATTACGAATTTTTGAATGAATTCTTTCAGTTAAATTGAATTTTCCCTTGGGAATATCATCGTGCATAATTTCTTGAATTGTTTTCTTTTTTTCTTCAGTTTTTGGGGATGACGTAGTGTAATCCGTGACAAGATGATCCGTTCCCCACATCGACATCATGTAGTCTTTGTTTCTGTCGGGTTCCATAAGTATCCTTGAAATAGAGATTGAAAGGAACTTTTAGAGGGGTTGCCATCCCTCGGAGCCCTCAGGAGATTATTTCTCCTTTTCATCCTCTACAAGTATATAGGTTTATCTTTCTATTTCACGAATACTATAATTGTCAGAATTTAGATATTTTAACATTTCCAAAGCAATCAAACGAGGATTTCCATCACCACAAGTATAAACATCAATTGCAATTGACCCATTTTCAGGCCAAGTATGACAAGAAACGTGACTTTCTGCAAGCGCAATCACAATTGTACACCCTTGAGGTTGAAAACAATACTGAAAAATGTTTAAAATCGTCATTTTTGCCCGCTCAATTCCCTTTTCCATTGCCTCCTGAAGGGAAATAGAATCATTTAGAAGGTCAAAATTTACGCCATACACCTCTAGGAGAAGGTGATTGCCCATTGAAAAATGTTCCAAGATACCAAAAATTTATAAATTCTTATTTATTCTTTATTTCCAGTGGTTATTTGGTTGTTCCCACCAAAAATGAAGGTCTTCTAATATGTCGTTATAATATAACGAGACAAAATCACTCTTGAATGTACTATGAATGTTCTCACAAAGAGCGACTGTATGAATATTTCCCGTCACGAACGGTTTCATCATCTTTACAATCCAATTATAATTACCTCCACGAATGACTCCTGCCTCTATCAATACAAAATTAGTCCATTTTCGAGACCATTTAATGATATTTTGAGAAAAATCTTGTCGATATTCATCAATATCTTCGTCTGGAAAGGGTACATTTACTGATTCAATATGAAAAATCTCCCCATTCATCGTGAGTGAATGTGAGAGATGTTGAGTTACAATTGCAGAATAATCAGGAGAGACCATTAGAAAGCATGTATTGGACGGATGTATGTCCAATTCTGCTATTTTGATCTTATAAGTCATCTCCTGAATGAGTGCCTTTTCCTTATCTTCCGAGATAAAGAGGAGTTGTTTCATCCTTTACCTTGTCCTCTGTATTTTTTACGAGCTCCATTACGAGACGTAGAAGCATACTTGGTTCCAGCCCCATCACCCTGACGAGTTCTTTTCGGGGGTCCAGGAATATAAGAAGACTTATTGAGTCCGACTTTTGCTTTTGCCATTAATTAATCTCCAATAATTTCAGTTTCAAGTTCTTCAGGGGATGGAGAACCCGTCTGATAATACTGAACAGACAGATCCTCCATAGTATTGAAATATTCTTCTTCTGTAAGATTTGAAAATATTTTTCTTCCCTTACAAAGAATATTATAACTGTTAGCCATTCAAATCAGATAACTCTTGTCTTTTCGTGACCAACGCGAACACGCGGATCGCACCAAATTTCAAATCCCGCTTCTTTTGCATCTAAACAGAAAGAAACATCTTCTCCACACATATCTTGAACCTCTCCAGATTCAAAGACTTGCATCTTGGGAGCAAACCAAGGATACTTCATATCAGGATGCTCAAAGACTCCATTCTTGATGAGAACCCAACCAAATCCAGTGTAATCAACTGTAAATGGTTTACGACGCTTTGAAATTGATTCAATCGTTTCGTGATTCATTACACCACCATTTCCACGGAAATCATCTTCATCCAACCAATGTGCAACTGAAGTGGTACGTCCATCTTCTGTGCAATACCATCCAGCAGCAATGTCCTTATCAAGAAGAACAAGTTGAAAGAATTTTTCAGTGTTGAAGACAATATCGGAGTCAATCCAGAGTTGCCAATCATACTTCAGTTTTCCATCCCAAGGATGTTGATCAGGACCACGAAGTACATTTGCGCCCAGACACTTGCATCGGGCAAAGTTTACCATTGAAGAGTAATCTTGTGAAATTTGAATCGATGCTCCACAATTGACGAGATCAAAACAAAGTTGTACAAAACTCTTTAGGTATTGATATGAAACTCCCCTTCCTGGTAGGCAAAAGACAATTGCTTTGCCTCTTACCATTTCCTTTGCCAATTCGTAATCCCATTCTTCTGTAGATTTAGAGACTGTGGGAGATTTTGCTTTTACAGTAAATCCTTTAGCCATAATTGTAGTAACGTTACATCAGTATCATACAATATTATGTATGTTTAGTCAATAAGACGGTTGTAAACAAGATGTGATTTTATCAACCGAAACTTCTTCATATTGTATATCATTTTTGTCGATTTGTGCGTCATGCACTGATAAGAATTTTTGAATCATATCCCAAGTTTTTATGAACTCTTCTTCATTCAAACTATGATATATGCACTCTTTTTTGAGATAGATGTGATAAACGTTTTCAGTCATCTTTTCTTTCTGTAAGGATCAGATCGTTTCCATCTATTGTGAAGTTTATTTCAGTTTCTTCATACCAAGCCAATTCATTTGCAAAGGCTTCTGGAATTCGAATGAAATATTCTCCAGAAATTGGATCAACCTCTATGTACCCAAAAATTTCCCCGAAATTTTTTTTCATGTGCCCGTAAATTATTTTGTTTTTGAATTTCTTTTATATATGGAAAATTTTTTTTATAATGATGGAATATAAAGATCGCTTGGGTAACACTTTATAGCTTGGAGGGACCCTATGAATTTATAATCGATATCGCCCCGCGACGGGGGCGGCGTCAACCCCCCACCACTGCGATTCACGAATAGTCGAGGCACTGCCCCCCACGTGTTCGTTCGTGAGGGGCAGGAGGGCGTCAGTGCCCCTGCTGACTGACCCACCCGCTGATGGGGCAGCGGTGAACGGTGGCGTGTGCTTCGGCGTACTGGGCGGCGATGGTAGCGGCGGGCAGACCCCAGTGAATGTAGGCGGAGGGGCGGGAACCGTTCTTCAACTGATCGGCACGGGAGATCCACTTGATTTCACGGGTCACGATGTCGGAGCAGGGGGAGAGGGGGAAACGCATGAGAGGGAGGGGTGTGAACTGCACGAATGATAGCACGAATCGGGGGCAGGGCCCGAACCCCTAGGGGTTGGGCTCCACCACGTAGCGGGCGGACTTGCTGATCGCTTCCCATTCTGCCTTGCGACGCTCGGCGGATTCACGGGTATCGTAGACGCCCACAACCCAGGTGTCGGAGGTGGCGTTGTAGGCGCGGAGGCGGAACTGCAGGATCATCGGAGGGGGGGTTCGGAACTGAGAGAAGTCTACAGGGTCAGGGGGCAGGGGTCAATACCCCAACCAGACCAGGAACTCCCCAGCGTCGATCCGATCACCTTTCAGTCCGCCGTACTCTCCCAGGAAGTCATCGGTGCTGATGGCGTGAAGGTTGGCAAGCGCCCAGGCGAAGGACCAGGAGATCTGCCCGTTGGCGTCGGACTGGTTCAGGACGTTGGCGGTGAAGGTCATCGG